GTCGCAGAGCTTCTTGGAATTGTTGCTCGCGGTGCAGCTTCTGTCTATGGCGCAACACTTGGTCTTGCAAATCCATTTGCTCGCAACATGGTTGTCAATACTTCACAATGGTCAAACATTATGACACTTAACGATTCTGGTCGCCCAATCTATAACGCTTCACAGCCACAGAACGCTGGCGGCGTTGCAACACCTACAGCTCTACAAGGCAACGTTGCAGGGTTAAACTTGTACGTAACCCCAAACACAGCGTCAGGAACAGACACAGATGGATCAATTATCATTGTGAACCCAGATGCTTACACATGGTACGAGTCACCAACTTACCGCCTACGCGCAGAAACAACTGCAACAGGACAGGTAACAATTGGTTACTACGGCTACGGCGCAATTGCAACTAAGGTTGCAGCTGGAGCCTTCCAGAACAACAAGGCATAAGCAATACCCTAAGTCGCTAGGGGGGCTGCCAGAGCCCTTGCAGCTCCCCTAGTCTTTAGAAAGGATAACAATGTCAATCACGACAGTCGCGGAATTACGCACAGCATTAGGCATCGGCACTCTTTATACTGATGCTGTTTTGCAGTCCGTATGTGATGCTAGTGATGACGTTATGTTGCCTTTTCTATGGAAGAACACGACTCCAGTAGTGGCTCACTCTAATAACGGGACATTGGGCTATCTGTATTTTAACGATTTCGTAAATGATGTTTTCTATGTAGGTCAAACTATAACTGTAACTGGTTGCGGGTCTAACTTTAATGGCTCAAAGACAGTCAATGCGGTCAATGATAAAAGCATTGAAATTACAACTACTCACGCAGCCAACGTAGTCAAGACTTATCACCCGATTAACCCTTATGGTCAAGTAGCAGCTACAACTTACACAGATTACACAACTATCCCTGCTATCCAAGAGGCAAGCCTTATGATCAGCGTGGCAATCTGGCAAGCACGTCAAGCACCAACAGGACAAGGCGTGAGCATTGATGGATTCGCTCCAAGCCCCTACACAATGTCTAATCAGCTCATGGCTAGAGTCCGTGGCTTACTTGCACCATATCTCAGCCCTAACTCAATGGTGGGCTAATGCCAGCGATTACCACCCTACGATCTAGCATTGCTTCGGCTCTTACCGATAACACCAAGTGGTCTATATTTTCATACCCACCAGCGAGCCCTATTGCTAATTCTGTAATTATCAGTCCTGCTGATCCGTATATCACTCCAACCAATAACGATTACACATCTATCGCGCCATTGGCTAATTTTTCACTTAACATACTTGTGCCTTTACTCGACAACCAAGGCAACCTTGCCGGTATCGAAGATGACATTGTGCGAATCTTTCAGCTCTTGGAAGCATCAAGCATTGTGTTCAATGTAGGCAGCGTGAGCGCACCAGCCGTTCTCAGCCTACCTACTGGAGACTTACTGAGTTGTACAATACAGGTCAGTACCCTAACGGAATGGAGCTAATCGATGAGCGATTGGACAAAGGAGCAAGCCGACTTTCTAATCAAAATCGGTCAAGTTCCACCAGCAGCACCAGCACCAAAACCAACTACCAAGAAAGATGAGGAATAACTGAAATGGCAGTATTTCTAAACAATGGCGTAGTATTGACAGTCAATTCAGTTGATCTCTCAGACCATGTCACAGCAGTAACAATCAACCGTTCATTCGATGAACTTGAAGTAACAGCGATGGGTGACTCAGGTCACAAGTTCGTAAAGGGTCTTGAGGCTTCATCTATTACAATCGACCTTCTCAATGACACAGCTACATCAGAAGTTCTACAGACACTTCAGGCTGTATGGGGAACTAACACAACAATCACAGTAAAGCAGACTTCAGATGCAGTCTCAGCTACTAACCCTCTATACACAATGACTTGCCTTATCAACAACACAACCGACATTAACGGTACCGTTGCTGACATTGCAATGCAGAGCCTGACATTCAATGTATCCGGTACAATCGCTGTAACAACAGCGTAAAAAGGAGAAAAGGGCTATGGCAAAACTCAAGGTCACAAGGGCAGACAATGCAGTTCAAGAGTACGAGATAACACCAGTTATCGAATACGCCTTTGAACAACACTTCAAGAAAGGCTTCCACAAGAGTCTTATTGAGGATCAGATGCAAAGTTCGATCTATTGGGTTTGCTGGGAAGCAATCCGTCGTTCGGGTGAAACGGTCAAACCTTTCGGGGAAGCATTTATTGAGACACTTAAGTTAGTTGAGGTCTTAGAGTCTGACCCTTTAGGCTAGATAGGAACTCCCTCACCTATCTCGCAGCTCGCTTGAGTTACGAGTATGGAGTTCCCTTCCAAACCATTGTTGAACTTTCTCCAATGGCTTTCAAGGCACATATAGAAGTCCTCAAGGACTTAGCGAAGGAGCGCAATAATGGCAACTCAGGTGCAAGGCGCTCTCGCACTTCGTAAGGCTTTGCGTAACTTTGAGCCGGATTTAGCCAAAGAGACAACCAAGCAGATAGCAGGATTTCTTAAGCCTATTGTCAAAGATGCTAGAGGTTTTTTGCCTGATAATATTTATGTGCCGTCAGGCTGGGTTGGTAAAACCAGTACAGGATTCCCTAAATACGATGCAACTATTGCA